AGAGGTGTTAGACTATAGAGATATGGTACCTCATGTGCATGGCGAGATGTGTCACTTCTCGACTCACCCCTCTTTTGGCAGGTTCAGGCAGACCAATGTTCCACGTTCCTTCTTCAAGACTTGGGTCCTCACCATCGGTAAAGCTATCTGGCTTACCCTCCCCGATGAGCAGGGCTACTACAAATCCATTTATCCCTACAGAGGACCCAATGTCCGTATCCTCATTGCCTCTAATGTCATCGATAATGCTGCTAAGATGATATATAAGATTAAGCAAGAATGGATGACGAATGACAGGCTTCGTGCAGCATTCCCTGAGCTCATCCCAGATTTCAATAAGACTAGATGGAGTGACCATGTCGCTGAAGTCAAGCGTAGTCTCAAGGCAACAGAGGGCACTTACACTGCAGTAGGCGCTGGAGGTTCGGTCATCTCCCAGCATTTCGACCATATCATCGAGGATGACTTGATATATGCTCGCAAAGATGACTTCACTGGTCAAGAGCTCATGCCATCACAGGAAGACATCGATAATGCTATCGGCTGGCACAAACTGGCCTTCTCCCTACTTGCTAACCCTGCAGTAGGCTGCATTGACAACACAGGAACACGCTGGGCACCACAAGATATCGTCTGGTACATCAGGAAATTCGAGAAACAATATAAATGTTTCAGAATGGATGCCACAATCGACGGAAAATGGCCTATCATGGGCGAATCTGAGTGCATCTGGCCAGAAAGATACTCTCTTGATACCCTAAATCAGCTCGCAAGAGCTCAAGGGCCCCGAATATTCGAAACTCAGTACCTAAATAGGCCCAGAGCGACTGAAGACATCGTTTTCAGGCGTGAAATGGTCCATATTTACGACTCTCTCTCCGATACACCTCAGGATACTGAGAACATGACTATCGTTGACCTCGCAGGATGGGGTGATTCCAAGGGAACAGCAAGAAATGTCATATTGACAGGCACCATGGATATCAACCATCATATCTGGATTAAACGTCTGGACGTAGGGAGATACAACCCTAGCGAGGTCATCTCTTTGTTCAAGGCGCACTCCCGCCAGTTTGGCTCAAAGATTTACATCGAAGAGGTACAATACCAGAGAGCCATTCGCCATTTCTCACGCTTAGAAATGGAACAGACAGGGGAGTGGTTTAGACAAGAGCGGCTCCCCTTCGACGGACGAAAAGACGCCAAAAACCTCCGTATTCGAGCTCTCGAACCTCTTGTCACCAATGGTGGTCTCCACATCGGTCCTACTATGTTACCTCTCTTAGAGGAATTAGAGCTTTATCCTCATTCTCACACAGTTGACATTCTTGACTGTTTAGGCTATCTTATGAAAGTAGCAAAGGCACCAATCAAGGAGACTGCAGTCAATGTGCCGAATCCATTCTGTATCGATGAAATCGAGAAAGAACTCAAGTCTCGCTCACATTCCGCTAATGGTTATCCTTTTGATGTTCAACTTGCTGGTCTGGGAGTCTATGATGCCAATAAGTTCCAATCTTAGGAAAGTAGGTGCTTTCGTCAAAGATATACCTGCATACATGAGTGAGTTTGCTATGCCCTCAGCAGAAGCATCTCCTGCTGTAGCTGCAGAGGCTAGAAAATATATTGGCCAAGGTGAACAAGGTGGAAATAATCGTGGTCCCTTTGTTGGAGGACTCGGAGGCAGGCAAGGCGACCCCTGGTGTTCTTCATTCGTGTCACAGATGACTAAGAATGTCGGTGAGGATGTCTTTGGCTATCTTCCTATGGCTAAGCAGTGGTGGAATAAGGCAAGGAAGGCAGGAATGACAGTCACCGAGCCCCAGTCAGGTGATATTGCAGTCTTTACACGGGGAAATCCTAAGAGTGCTCAGGGACACGTCGGTATAGTGGATTCAGTGACAAGAGATAGCATTACAGTCATCGAAGGTAATGTTGGAGCATATCCAGCAAAAGTTAAGAGAGTTACTTATTCCAAGGGTGCTGTACCAAGATTGCTCGGCTATGTTAGGACGCCTGCTCAAGCGGCACAACCAGCACAACCGACTGGAACAGTCCCTACTGGACCTGCTGGAGGAGGCTGGTAATGCCTTTTAGGTCAGAAGCCCAGCGTAAATTTCTGTGGCTTAAGCATCCTAAGGTAGCAAAGAAATGGTCCAGGGAGTATGGCTCTCAGATAGTCAAGAGTCGTGCCAAAGTAGTGAAAGGAAAGAAGAAATGACATCCAAAGCTATGAAGGTCATCAAAGCAGAAGCATCTCCTAAGGCCATGAAGGCTTCACGTCTACGTGTCATGATGTCGTCTAAGAAGAAAGGTAAGTAGAGTGGCAGTCGAGCGTAGTCTAGAGTGGTACAAACTCTCAGTCAAGAACGGCATCAAGTTCCAACAGAAGTATGCCAGGTCAGACCTCTGGGCCCAGTATAAGTCATACTATCGCCATAATTTCCCTAAAGGTATCATACCTGTCAATCTGGTGTTCTCTGTCTTACGCACAGTTGTACCTCAGGTCTACTTTCGTAACCCTGCTGTCATCATAACTCCTACCAAGCCTGGCCTGGAGTATGAGCTCCATGCTAAGTTAGTAGAGTCAATCGATAACTGGTTACTTAGAGAGTTAGCAGTCAAAGAACAGTTCAAGAAGATGATAACCGATGCATTCCTCTGCGGCATCGGTAATGGATTTGTAGGATATGACTCAGAGTTCGGCTACTCCCCCAAGCATCTCGCAGGTGAGTCCGCTATGTCTGTAACCCAATTCAACAAGAAGGGTTATAGCATAGAATACAATACTCATGTCAATCCTGGTATGCCCTGGTTCTTGAGAGCTCGTCCTGAAGATGTCATATATCCTTGGGGTTGCGAGTCCGCTGCGAACGCTGAATGGGTAGCTATGAGGGTCTTTAGACCACTCGATGACATCAAAGCGGACCCGAAATATAAGAACACTGCTAAACTCACTGGCTCATTTACCCAGAAGCGTACAACTGCTGAGGGACAGCAATATCAAGATAACTTCGAGCAGCAATTACTCGATAGAGAATGGGTAGAACTCTGGCAGGTACGTGATGCCAAGACAGGCGAGATAGTAGCCTTTACTATGGACCACAACGATTTCCTGCGTAAAGAAGAGGATGTCCTGCAGATAGAAGGCATACCTGTAGAGACACTCGCTTTCAATCCTGACCCAGACTACATCTATGGCATTCCTGATACCCGTATTATAGAGCCACAGATGCTGGAGTTAAATGAGATACGTACGCAGGCCATGAAGCATCGTAGGGTCGATATCATCAAAGCTCTTGTCAAGAAAGGTGTCATCAAGGCCACTGAGATAGATAAACTGCTCAATGAGGAAGTCAAGGCTCTCGTTGAGGTAGAAACAGATGGTCCTCTCTCTGAATCTGTCATGATGCTCCAGCCTGGTAACTCTGGGATACTCAATGACTTAGCCAATGCTGGAGAGATAGTACGCTCAGATGTTAGGGAAGCTATTGGCTTCTCCCGCTCATCTCAAGGAGAGTACCAGGGCAAGACGCACATCTCCGCTAAAGAGACAGATGTAGTCAACTGGGCTAAAGAGATAAGACTCGATGAGAGACGTGACATGGTAGCTGACCTGCTCTCTAATGTAGTTAGGAGATTCAACCAGATAATATTCGCTAACTGGAAGGGCCCCCAGGTTCGCTCTATCGTAGGCCCAGATGGCATGAAATGGTGGCTGCAGTTCTCTGGTTCTGAGATAAAGGGAGAATACAATATCAAGGTAGACCCATCTAATGCTCTCCCTGAGGACAAACGTACCAAGAGACAGGACGCTGTCGAGATGGCTAAAGCCTGGTCCGAGATGAACCAGGGCCAGATTCAGCAAGGTATGCCAGTTCCTGCGGAGATACAGCGTTACTTCTTCTCCCAGTATGATGGCATCAATGTAGACAAGCTCTTGTCTCAATCTATGGGTCCCCAGGGTGGTGGTGGTATGGCTCCTGGCATGTCACCTAATATGGCAGTCCCACCTGCCATGGCAGCTCAACTTATGTCTCGTCAGAAAACTGGCGGTGGAGGGATGCCTGGTGGTTGATAAGATGTGTGAGATTCACCCAGGGTGGCCTGCTGATGAATGTGTGTGGTGTGGTCATAAACCTGAGACTGTTCACATTGCCACTGATGACTGGTGCCAAGGTGAATGGGAGCATATAGATAAAGATAATCCTCACTTGAGGATAGACTCGAAAGAGCATCTAATACGTGAATGTGAGAAACATGGAGTAATGCCACGGGCTCTGATGAAACCTAAATCTCAGGGTCGTGGCTGGGAAGTTAGAAAGAGACTAGCATGACAAAGAGAAAGGAGGAAGCGATGACAGAGACAAAGGTCACGAGACCTATATCGGAGGTGAGCGAGAATGGCAAGATACGTAGACTCTCTATCTACATTGGTGTAGAAGGAGAAAAGGTGGACTTCAAGTTTACAGGACATTGGACGGGTAAGGATGTAGAACTGATACAACGTACCATACGTAGAGCGTATGTCTCATATGGGCACAGTATCAGGAGAGCTGCCAAACCAACATTACAAGAATCACTACTATAAAGGAGAGACACTGAAATGAGCGACCAAATAGCGTTAAAGCCAGGCGAGACGGCTCCAGCAGCGATTGACATAACAAAATACGTCCCCAAGGACGATTTCGAGAAGCTCACTACTGACAGCAAGACTGCTGTCGAGAAACTCAGAGGTGAGTTGGACCAAGCGAAGTTATCTCTGTTAGACCCTGAGTATATAGCATACTTAGAGAAGAAGAAGAGTCCAGCGGCTACTGCTGCCTCGGCTATCAAGGATGAGGATATCGCTAAGATGACCTCAAAGCAAATCCTTGACCTAGCTGTAGACAGGGTGCGTGATGAGCTTCTTCCTCAATACGAGCAGAAGATAGGCAGGCTAAACGCTACCCTCTCTGACGTGCTCGCAATGCTTGAGCTCCAGGAAGTCATGAAAGCTCATGATGACTTTGAAACCTACAGGGATAAGACAAAAGAGATTCTCGAATCGTCACCAACACCACTTACTATTGAACAGGCGTACTTGTTAGCAAAAGTAGGCAGCATCAAACCAACTGAGGAGACTGACGATGAAAAGGGCAGGAAGGTTAAATCTGGTACAGAGAAGCCTTCAGGCACTATTCCTCGTGAGACAATCACTCCTAAGTCATTTGGCAAGGACAAGAATGCTGCAGCTAATGATGCCTGGGATACTGTAGTTGGCAAAGGTAAGGAGACGCTCTAACGTTGATTAAGGAGTACTTTAATGGCTAATCCTACCAGAGAAGAACAGCTCGACGACTTGTATGCTTCTACTTTCAACAATCGTAGAGATGGTGTCGTAGACCAGTTATTCGACGATGCTACTTTCTATAAGATATTGAAAGCTAGGGGCGGTATCAAGTTCGACGGGACTGGTGGCCGCTATTTGGAAGTTAATCTCTCCTATGGAAAGAACGAAACCGTTACTTCCTTGGGTAGAGGTGATACTATCTCTATATCGGATACCAAGTTCCTCACCGTAGCGCAGTACGAATGGAAATTCGTGGCTGGTTCTATCGTCCGTTACTATACTGACGATGCTAAGAACAAATCGAAATCGCAGCATCTCAACTTAGCTAACGCTAAGATTGACAACCTGACCAAGTCTCTTACCGACAAGTTCGAGACCTTCCTCTTTGGAGATGGTACAGGCAACGGCTCTAAGGACCCTGAAGGTCTGTTAGAGTTAATAGACCCGACACCGACCAGCAGCACTTCAGTCGGTAACATCAACCAATTGACCTACTCTTGGTGGCAGAACAAGACCAAGACGGCTACTGGTGCAGCTTCGGTCTACTTACTGAGCGACATGCGTAACCTCTATAATACCTGCGGTAAGGGTATGGCTACGCAGAACCCGAACTTGCTTGTCACTGACCAGACTTCGTATGAGTTGTACGAAGATGAGGTCATGGAACAACGTCAGACGGTCAACAAGCAGGCTGCTGATGCGATGGTCGATACGATAACCTTCAAGGGCCAGCCCGTCATTTGGTCGGGACAGTGCACCGCTGGTTACATGTACATGCTTAATACTGAATACATCGGTCTAGTGATTGACCCTGACATTAACTTTTCACCTACAGAGTGGAAATCGATACCTAACCAGTTGTCCTACAAGGACTTACATCTAACTGGTTATAAAACTTCTTCTGATTCTGGAGAAACCTCCTACGACGCCGTAACTGAGGCGGAAGAACTTTTGAGGTCATCCTTAGGAAGCGACCATGAATAAGGCAGTAAAGAGGGCCTATACAGCTGGTCTTATCGATGGTGAAGGAACAATTACCATAGATAAGAGATTGCGTCCAAGTGGAGTTGCTTGGTATCAAGTACATATACGTGTTGCTATGACTAAGAATGCTCCTCTAAAAAAGATGGTAGCTTGGTGGAGTGGGCACGTAAATGAGACTCCCTATAAACATGCAGACAACAACAATGGTAAATGGTCTGACTACTACGCATGGCAGTTATGGACAAAGCAAGCTGTAGACTTTCTCACCAAGATTGAGCCTTATTTAATCTTGAAGAAAGAAAACGCCCGTATTGCTATACAATTTCAAAAGCGTGTAAATGGCTATAAGCATACTGGTTTTGGACGTAGGAGTTTGTCCAAAGAAGAATTAGCCCTACGTGAAGAATTGTATCAGCAGATGAAAGCCTTAAATCATCGTGGTTTGCACCTACAGAGACTGAGCGAAGAAGACATTGATGGTATATCCATCAATGTATGCGACAGTCCAATCCTCAGGGAAGAGCAACTTGAGGTAGTAGTTCCTGCAGGGCTCTGTTAGATAGAGTTATGCAGATAGTAATTAAGCTTAACCTCGTAGCTACCAGGAGAAAGTCTCTTGGAGTTCTTATCACAATAGCTGCGTAACGTAACATCTCCTGAGCCCCAAGCCAATGGGGCTCTTGAGCCAGCCTAAAAGGCAAAAGGAGAAATACAATGTCAGTTCCAAGCAACATAATTAGTATCCTGGAGCCTCAGATACCTGTAGACCAAGGTATCTATGAGGAGTCGTCCACACAAAAAGCGAGACTCGGAACTCGTCTCCATGTTGGAGATAAGATATTCCATTATGCGAGGTTGTCTACTTCTGCTAATGTTAAAGCAGGTGATTTGCTTTGCGTGCCTGCAGTGATAGCGTCTCATCAAAGTGCTATCCTGACGATATCCGCCCAGACCGCTGGAAAGGACTTCCTTACCTGCTCAGCTAGTGTAGGTAATGAGGTCTTAGTTGACCAGTATGCTGAAGGATACGTAACCGTAGCATCTACGGCATTAGCTGGTGGTGGTGGCATGTTCCGTATCAAGTCCCATGCAGCAGGTGCTGCAGTAGCATTCTACCTCTATGACAGTATCCCTGGAACGGTAGCTGCTGGTCCTGGTTCCTTGACTCCTTGCTTATACAACAGGGTCTTGATAGGCAACGCTGTCACCGCTCTAGCCGCTGGCGTGGCTCCGTGCTCTATAACCACAAGTAACTACTTCTGGCTACAGACTTGGGGTCCCACAGCTGTTAAGGCTTCAACGGCAATTGGAGCAGGCATAGCTCTTACAGTTGCTGTCTCTGGTGGCGTACAGGACCTTCTGACCATCGGTGCTTATACGGCAGGTGGTATGCAGATAGGACAGAGCATCGGTGTAGGTGTGGAGTCTCATGCAACTCCAGTGTACTTAACGATAGCTCCGTAACGTAGTTAACTGCTTCCCTGGAGAGGGCCCCTTGAAGGCTCTCTCTGGGGAGTAAGAAGGGATGCGATGAACCACCCTAATTTCCCTGTAACACGCCATTTTCAGCGATATGAATACGTGATGGACCAAGGTTATGTTGATGATAAGATTGTCCTTGACATAGGTTGTGGATACGGTGCTTGCACTGGTATGATGGTATACTTTGCTAAAGCCATAGTAGGAATAGACCCTTGTTTGAAGGATAATGAGGATATAAGACTGGCAACATATAGTTTTCCTGGAAAGACGCCAGGTACTATACATTTCTATGCTGTTCCTTGGGAGAAGATAGACAGGAAGAAATCGAGGTTCGATGTCATTGTGGCTATGGAACTCATCGAACATCTGCACAATTCAGAAGAGTTCCTGGACTTTGCTGCCGAGGTGGGTGAATACCTGTTCCTGAGCACTCCATTAGCTAAAGAGACTGCTCCCACAGATAACATATTACATGTAGTAGAATATAGTAGCAAGGATTTAGCAGACATGGTAAGTAAGAAGTTTGATATAATCAAGACTGTATATCAGACAGGTGATATGAGAATAGTAGATGAAGCAGAGTACAAGGGTAGTAGCATTGACATTAACCACATCGTGCAGATGCTATGGTGTAAAAGAAAAGGAGAAGCGAGATGAGTAACGTGCAAGATGCGAATGTAGTTGAACCGACTGCGACAACTGGTGAATCGTTTAAGATGCCTGCGGTGGATTACCCTAAAGTAGAGTTACCAGAGGCTCCTATAGTACCAGGGTTGCCAACTGATGTACCGCATCCCTCTAGTGATGGTGAGAGCTTTGCTCCAATAGTAGGTGATAACGTAAGAGTAGATGCTCCTACTAAACCTAGGATAATGATAGGTGTACCTATACTCTCTTACTCACATGAGTTCGTGGAGAGTTTCCTCAAGTTCTGGACTTCTATCTGCACCATGAAGGATAAGAACTTCGAGGCAGGTTACTACTTCATGTATCGTAAGCCTGTTCATATGGCGGAGATAGGTCTCGTAGAGATAGCTCAACATAACAAGTGTACTCACATACTCCTGATGGATGATGATATCTATGATATCACATTAGCTGATGTCGAGAAACTCCTCGCTGCTGACAAAGATGTCATCGGTGGGGTCATGTACGCATCTGGCTTCCCTTATGCGATGTGTGCATTCAGGAGATTCAATGCAGAACGCAAGGTCATTGATATGCCAGTAGATAACTCAATGTATCGTCTATATGAGATACCGTGCCAGTGCCCTAAGTGCAACTTTGGCATGTCTCACTGGGACGCTAAGTTCTGCCCAGTATGCGGTGCAACTGCTGATAACACGATACAGCAATGTGACCTCATTCCGTTTGCATTTACTCTCATGAAGTTATCAGTGTTCGATAAGATAAAGAAACCCTGGTTCCATTGCACTGAGAATTATCCCACTGATTCCTGGTTTGCTGACAGACTGTTGGAAGCAGGTCTTACCGAGCATGCCCATATGGGCGTGTGGCTTAACCATAGGGGTATCAATAGGGAGACCAGGGATGCCTACTTCCAGATGGGCCTAGCCAAGACCAGGGCAACAGGAGGTGTGGTAAATATCTCAACTGAAGATATGGAGAAACACCAATATATGTTACATAACAAGATGAAAGAGGCTGAAGAGAGGCTTAAGCCTAAGGTAGAAGTAGCATAAAAAGGAGGAAGGAAGATGACAGTTCGTACAAGGTTATCACAGATGATAGGGGCAAAGAAACGGTGCCTGCGGTATCCAGTCAAGACAGCTATTGTAGCTACTGGTACTGGTACAGTTGCTCAGCGAGGTGTCTTCACCTATGACAAGAGCGGTGCAAGAGCTCTCTTAACGATGACAGTCTCTACCAAGATAGCAACGGTAGTCGGTACGGCATATGGTGTAGGACTATAATCTAAGGAGCAGCTATGGCTAACACATTAGCCTCCGCTCTTATTGATAGAGCCCTGGATAATGCCAGTAGGATTGGTACAGGACAGACACGTTCAGGTTCTACCATGACTACTAAGGGTATAGAGTGGCTTAACTCTATCATGTACATGATGGCACGTAAGCGTGACTTCATAGAGTGTAAGGTTACCAGTTCCAGTGTGGCAGGCACATCTATAACTGTAGCTAGCACACAGGCTTATACGTTCCCCACAGGGTGGAAGTCTATCTATGATATCATACTCATAAATGGTACTAACTCTCGTAAGCTTGCTATGAAACTACGTCCTAAGTATGTGAGAGAGACTCCGTATCCTGCTGGGGACAGCACTGGTACACCTGTGTTCTACTCACCCTATGACAATACCTTCGATGTAAACCCCATACCAGATGCTGCATATGTCATGCCCATCCACTATTCTATCTGGCCTACGACTATCACCGCTACTACTGATACAGTGATATACACTCCAGATAAAGATGATATCGTGGTAGCAGGTATGACTTATAAGCTATTCATGTACCTACAGCAATACACAGATGCTCTCGCCTGGAAGGCAGAGTTCACAGCTCTCTTAAACGATGCAGTATCTGATGATGAGAGTCTGCCAGACTGGTCTCCTGTGGCAGAGGCTTTCAATGCGGGTGGTGGTAATGTGATTACAGGGGATTATTGGAATAACCCCTGGTGTAAGAGTATACCATAAGGAGGTAATATGAGTGCGCCATTTACTGCTATGCAATACTTAGCTACTACAGGTACTGCTATAGCTATAGGTACTAATGTACAGTTAGCTAGTGTACATCGTTGCAGTGATTTAGCTGGAACGGTTACACTTAAGGTAGGTGCAGTTACTTTGTTGACAATGTCTGCTGATAGACAGATGACTTGGGCTATTCCTATAGCTATATCTGGTCCTCTTGAACTTACGTCCTCAGCGGGATTAGCTTTCATGATAGGATACAAGAAGTCTAAGGTCTCATAAGGAGGATGCGATGGCTCTAGGTAAAAGAGTAAAGCAAGGTGGTTCATATTTCAAGGGATACCAGCTCATAGTCAGCTCATCAGCTGCGTCCTATGTCCTACATATTGATACAGCTCATCAGGTAGTCATCAACAGTCTCCAGCTCATACCTGATGCATACGGCATAGGAGATTATATTACCATAGCTCATTACAATAACTCTGCGGGTAGTACTGTAATTGATACTATAGCTGATACTATCTATAACCAGGGAGCATACGCTGGTATAGACCTAGAGTTTCCAGCTCTTGAACCTATGTTAGCTGATGAAGACTTAAGAGTAACTTATACCAATGTAGCATCAGTAGCTACAGTACTTAATGTAATAGTGGAGTTTGCGAGATAGGAGGTTGCGATGAAGGCAGAAGTCACAGATGGCAATGTGCGAATCATTGAGGATGTCAAGATTGTCAGGAGACTTGAGGAAGTAAAGGTACCCAAGTTTGTGGAGTATGAAGTAAGAGTACCCAAGTTGATATATGATGACATGCATGTCACCCGTGCTATTGTTGATGAGGAACATGTCAAGACTCAGACGGTGGATGTTGAGCACAAGACTGTTTCCGTTGACAGGGTGACATACAAGGACGTGACAGTTGAGCGTCCAGTGTTCAAGGATATCGTAGTAGAAGTACCACGCATTAAGTATGTGGAGAAGATAATCGAGGTCCCGAAACTGGTGGAGAAGGTGGTGGTTACTGAGAAACCAGTCACTATAGATAAGCCAGTATATGTAGATAAAGAGATAGAACAGATAAAGATAGTCTATAAGGTTAAAGAGATAGAAGTACCTAAGTATAAAGATATCATCATAGCTAGACCTGTATATAAGAATAAGGACGGAAGTGTTGAGCTTGTCACATAGGAGTTCTAAATGAGCCAAGTTAATTTTGTAGGCGGCAAGGTAACAGTAAGTTCTGTGACTACGGGTACTGTAAGTATATCTCCCATGTATGTTGTGGGTGCAACTACTATTGCAGCGACTGGTACTGGTTTCCTAGTAATTGGCAAGCAGTCTGGAGCCACCACTGGTAGAGCCCTAATCCTCAGTACAACTGGAGGTTTAATTATAGACTCGATGCCTGCAGTTGGTGGTGGACAGCAATACTCGGCTGCTAATACTGATATGGGTGCCACAGCTACAGGTAGTATGATAATAGGACTCCAGTCAGGTGCCACCACAGGACGGGCTTTAGTTGTCACTACTACTGGTGGCTTAGTGATAGGTGCCATGCCAGCTGTGGGAGGTGGCCAACAGTACACAGTTGCTGCTACCGATATGGGTGCAACAGCTACAGGTACTGTATTACTAGGTGTAGTAGCCACCACAGCCCGTGCTATTCTCATAAATACCACAGGTGGTATAGGCTATCTTGATACAGTAGGTAATATATCTACTGGTACAATTACTATATCCTCTGGTGGTTTAGGGATAGTAGCGACGGTCTCTACAGTAGGTTCAGTACTTGCTATGCCTATACTTACTGTAGGTACGGTAAGTAATATACTTACATTAGGTACAGTATCTACAGTCTTGGCTATGCCAGTCTTAGTGGTGACTGCATCTGCTAATCCTCTAATTGTATCTACTGTATCTACAATTCTTGCTATGCCTGTATTATCTGCTTCTAATGTAACTATAGCTAGTATTACCACAGGTACTGTTACACTAGCCAATCCAGTAAAGATGTATGTAGACGGTACAGATATAGGGCAGACTGGTACAGGCATAGTTATTATGGGTATACAATCAGGTGCCTTGTCTGGTCGTGGATTAATATGTCATACTACTGGACAACTACTTACTATAGTAAGTACTGTTTTAGCTATGCCTGTCCTTAGTGCAACGAATATAACTGTAGCTAGTATCACTACAGGTACAGTTAATGTAATCAATGTACTCTCAGCTACTGGTGTTACCTTGGCAGCTACTACAGCTAAGGTAGGAGCGTTTGTATGGACTGCTCATGCTAGCAACTGGAGTAATTATGTTATAGCTACTACAGCTACTAATAATATTCTTATGACATCAGGAGCGCATACCCTGTATGTAACCGACATGTTATTCTCAGTAGATGTACCAATGAATATTACTTGGTACAGTAGTGCTGCTACAGCCAAGGGTATAGTCTATCTAGCAACTAAGGGTGGCTTTGTGATTAGTCTACGGACCCCATTGGCTCTCAATTCAGCTCAATCACTTACATTTACACCATCGGCATCTGGCTCGTGTGCAGGATTTGCTGCTGGCTACACCGTTACATAAGGAGGTAACATATGGCTGAAGTACGGAATTATATAAATTATGGTACTGGTATTGTTCCAACAATAACATTGGCTAGCTTACCCACTACGTCTGGTAGATGCAGTACAGTAGTAGTCAATGACACTGCTACTGGTAAGTATACTGACTACATGGGTGTAGTTACACTAAAGACTATAACAGGTACACATGCTAGTGATATGGCTGCTTATGTCTACCTCTTTGGTGGCACAGGAACGGCTTATGATAATCCAGGCACCAATGGAGACGTTGCTATAACAGTAGCTACTAACTGGAATCTAAGAGGTCCTATTGTAGTTAACTTTGGTACGTCTGTTACAGGACTAATTGCACAGACAAAGGAATTCATGGTAAGCCCTATATTTGGTGGAGAGATACCTCCGCAGTTTGGAGTGGTTGTACAGAATCAAACAGGACTGGCTCTCTCTGCTACAGCAGGAGACTTATCTGTGACATTTGTGCCAATATATCATACGGTAACGTAAGAGAGGTATTAGATGTCGGAAATTCCCTTCTATTTCTTCCATAAGAGACCCTGGAGTACGGAGAAACCTCCAGTAGGTAGTGAGATTGATTGGGGTCATCCTCTCTCTCAAGGTCTTGTCGGAGCGTGGCTTATGAATGAGGGGGGCGGGAATATAGTTAGGGATTTAGTAAAGGGGAATAATGGCACTTTAGTAGGAAACACGAATTGGTCATCGTCAGTAAAAGGTATTGCGACAAACTTTGATGGTAATGGTGATTATATAAATATACCCAATTTCAAAATGGTAGTTGATGCATTTTCTCCGTTCAGTATAGTTTTTGCATTATATCCACTAACTACTGCAGATTATAATCAAACTATTGGCGAACTTACTACTGGATGGAATTGTTTTAGGTTTCATACAGAATCTGGGAGTGGCGTATATTGTGGAGTTGGAGGGGATAATGGTGATAGATTTACTCCTACAGAATTACCTCTTGGAACAGTTACTAGAAATTCTTGGAATAATTTTGTATTTACTATTGACTCGGGTAACCCTGGATTTGCTTATGGTTCTGGAAGATTTTATAAAAATGGAAATTTACTCGCAAAAAAAACATTTACAAGTGGTTTAAATGAGGATTGGTCGGGATTTATAATTGGACAGCCCGATACTAATACAATAAACGGTAAGTTTGGGCGTCTATATATCTACTCCCGTGCCCTCTCCCCCTCCGAAATCCAGCAACTGTATTCTGAACCATATTGTTTCATTCAACCTATAAAGAGAAGATTTTACAGTATCACTGAGGCTCCTACAGGAGCAGCAGCAGGTATCATGACCCCACGTACATCTTTCTGGGGAGATATATAAGGAGGTGCACTATTAACATACTCGGTCTAGACATAACTCTTGGTAAGAGTAAAGACAACCACAATGGCAATGGCTGTGTCAAGAAGGGTGACTGTGAGAGAATACACGATACTCTAGCCGATACTCTGGACACTAGATTCGTTTCTCTCAAGGAACATATAGATGTACGTATAGAGGACCTCAAGGACTTCATCAAGTCAAATGGTCATGGAGGATAACATGGAATCAGGATATGATGACCACCAGATGATTACAATAGGCGGATTCGTATTCGTATGTCGTGTAACTGGAGCATGGTTGGATGGGAAGTGGGTTCCTGCGTCGGAGCTCACTCCTGAGATGAACCTAGCCTTGGCGTCGCATCATGCTGATACACTCAAAGCTAGGTATGACCACATAGGTTCCGATGAGCCTAAACCAAAGGAGGCGTAGGATGACAACCATCATTGTTATAGTTGTATTAGTAGGTGTAGCAGCGTTTATCTACAGGAGCAGACTCAAGATTAAGAAATGGCTAGGAATGAAGTAAATGGAAGGAAAGTTTAGCCCTAAGTATTTTATAGCTGGTGGAGGACCAGAAGCATGGTTCAAGGCACTGGGCTATGGCTGGAGAATATGTCTTACCATAGTCCTAGTAGGGCTCCTTATTGCAGGGGGAATGAATGTCTGGCACTTCATATTTCCTGCTCCTGATAAGCAAATGAATAAGCCTAAGGTGTATGCTCTGCCTGGTTCTAAGATAGGTATGATAGACCAGTCAAATGTACAGATACAGATGTCAGAGAAGCCTTGGGCGGTGACACTTGGAGCTGGGGTATTCAACTGGGATGGTAAAGCTGGTGGTATCATAGGTGGTGTAGTTACTCGAAAGTGGTAATCGGGAGGTGAGTTAAATGGCATATGACGGGGTGGTGTGGGACGAAGCTATACCAGATAATAATAGTGTAGCTAATACCATAGATGACCATATGGTAGATATGAAGAAGGGTGTACGCCTGCGTATGGCTAATGAGCATCAATGGCCCTCTGCCCAGACTGGAACAACTCAAGCAGGAAAGCACCTTTATGTTACAATGACAAGAGTAGCAGCTGCTCCTACAATTGCTGTAGCCTCTGGTACGGCACAACAGGGTGCTATCTATGTCAAGACTGTGGGTACTACTGGAGATGCTCTATTCTTTGCTGTAGATACAGCTGAGATACAACTTACTGATGGAATCTTACCAATAATTAGCACTGGTGCTGTTCTGCAGGTAGTAAATTCTCTATATACTACAACAGTTACAGGAACCACATTACTTCCCTATGATGATACCATTCCCCAAATTACTGAGGGTGATGAATACATGTCACGGGCTATTACACCTACTAGTACTTCTAATAAACTTAAGATAGATGTATTATGGTTCGGTGATAATAGCGTCGCTAATCAGTTAGCAGTAGCTTTGTTTCAGGGAACCACAGCAAATGCTATAGCTGTAAGTGGACCAGTATATTGTGCTGGTGGTATAGGCATCGTGATACCACACAGCTTCTATGTAACTGCAGTTACTACAGCTGCTATGACATTTACTGCACGAGTGGGTGGGCCTAACGCAGGAACCACTCGTATGAATATGGTTGGAGCGTCTAGGTATTATGGTGGTAAGCTTACATCATCCATAACAATTACAGAGATTAAAGCTTAGGAGATAGTATGACTCTTAGACAGAATACATTTGAAGTATTCACTCCTATAGAAGGTATACATGTAGATGCTCCCTCTACTATCATTACTGCTAGGTCATCTCCTCACTTAGAGAATGCCAATGCCTACTATGGTATAGTACAGAAGGACTTTGGTACATCTCTCTATGCTACAGGGACCATTGCCAGCACACACTCTGTAATAGGAGCTCCTATCAACCTCATCTTTGAAGCTAACTTCCCTGATAGTACAGTGTTACAAGCATTCTCTCATACTAGAATGTATAGGTATATGCCTAACATAGGTACAGCTACCACGGCTGATGGGTTCCTCATTGACTCCATAGCTTATGCCACAGGCACCTTCAATGACTTCTGGTCAGCATGCATGCATAATGAGGAGATGATATATGTCAATGGTAAAGAGGTGGTTCAGTATAAACCTACTTCTACATCTACTGGTACAGGTCTAGTAGGAGCATCCTCATATAAAGCATATGCTTTAGAGAGTTACTCTAATCATCTTAATCTCTATAGAGTATACGAGGGTGGCATAGACTGCTTTAAGCGGGTACGCTGGACCAAGGCTGGAGCATTAGCCCACACAGCATCTGACTGGACCACTGGATACTCTGGCTTTGTAGATGTGCTGGACATGGAAGGCGGTATCATGTGCCAACAGAAGATAGCTGGTGGTGTAGATATCTATTGTGAGAACTCAGTTTATCTCCAGCAATGGGTAGGTGGTACAGGAGTCTACACATTTATCAAGGTCATCAATGGTAAAGGTGTGGTATCTCGCAGGTCTGTAGTCTCTGATGGCTCAGTAAACTACTTCCTCTCATGGGATAATATCTACAAACACTATGGCAACACAGACTATGAACCTATAGGCATGGCTATCAAGGCAGATTACCTTGCTAACATGAACCGCTCCGCTATGGCTGTAGCATGGTTGGAGTATATCAAGGAAGATGATGAACTGAGAGTTCATATCCCTACTGGTACTTCTACTACATGTAATACATGTTATATATATAAGGTAAGAGATAACGCATGGTATAAAGTAGATGACCCATATACAGCTGAGGGTATACATACTAGAGTATCTAATATCACTATAGGGGATTTAGTAGGTAATATAGGAGCACAGGACTGGAAGTTTGGAGACCTCTTTGCCTTAGCTGGAGCTGCTGTCAATCTTTATGGAGATAGGTCAGGTAGGGTAGTCAAGAGGGATAAGATGGTATATTCTATCTCTGAATCTGGTACCTCTGCTGCCCGCTCATTCATCTTCGAGACCAAAGACTTCTCAGCCATAAATGAAGTAGACCCTCTTACTAAGGATAGGTACAATCCCTCAAGATATGAGGATAGCGAGTCAAGATACCAGAAGATATCAGTTGAGATGTTTGGGCAAGGTACAGCTGCTCTCCATTATTCCTGCGATGAGGGCAGCACTTGGTATTCTCTTGGCAGCACTACTCTTGATAGTTTCTGGGACCTCCATGAGTTCGATATAGACAGAGCAGATGAGGAGATACGTGTCAGGATATCTAATACAGGTACTAATGAGTCTATACATGTAAGGTATATCTCAATAGACTTTGTGAATGGTTCACAGGTGAATGACTAATGGCTACAAATCTACCTACATCTAGGAACTTGCAGTTACCAGTGGTACCGAATGTGTCTGACCCTGCCATGAAGATATGGCTCCAGTCCGTGAAGATGGCTATAGAGCAGACACATCGGGGTAACTTTGCTAATGATGCTCTGATAAGAGATGACTTAGATACTCTTACTACTACTGTAGGTACTATGCCTGTCACGTTTGCTGCTCTAACTGATGTAGATGTAACAGGAGTAGCTACTGGCGATGTGCTATCCTTTGATGGTACCGATTGGAGATTCATTGCTGCGTCTGCTGATGGTCTTGTGCTTACAACTCATAGTAATACTGGTGCCCCTTCTTGGGGAGGAGCAGTTCCTGTAGGATGTGTACTAACTTGGGCTGCTAGTACTGCTCCCACTTCTTACTTATTATGTGATGGTGCCTCTTATACTACAGCTGCCCCTTATAATTTATTGTGGACAGCAATAGGCAGTGCTTATGGTGCCGCTGACGCCGCTCACTTCTATGTACCTAACTGTAAAGGTAGGATACCCGTGGGAGCTGGTCAGGGAGAGACCTACCTCAATGGTTCTGGTACTACTGGGAGCACTTTTGTTTTAGCTGCTAGTAGTGGCATGGAAAAGAGCGTGTTAGTTAACTCTAATATGGCTAACCTAGTCCTATTTAACACGTGGTCTGGCGCACCAGCGAACGTAGCTATAGGTACTGGTGCATCTCTTGCTTGGTATACTACTACAGGCGGAGTAGCTCATAATAATATGCAACCTTATATAGTAATGAATTATATCATCAAGTATGTATAACAAGAGGAGGTGGTAATATGTGGCCATTGGTAGTGGGGGCTATAGCAAGTGCTGCTGGTAGTTACCTCAACGCAAAGAATGCCAGTAAAGGTAAATGGGAATATGACCCGTATGGTCAGCTAAACCCTGAACAGAAGTCTGTTATGCAGACTATGGGTCCCCAGATAAATAGCAAGATAGCTGCTGGGCCACAGACTTATCAGGGCCAACTTACTGCTCCTTGGACGGCTGGTGAACAGACTGGTCTTGACCAATGGCGTACATCTTATGCCAAAGCTCTCCAGGGACTCGACCCTCTCCTCACTGGTAAGATAGATGAGAACTACTGGCAGAAGGCACAAGTTGACCCGATGATGAAGATACAGAAGGAGCAGGTTGACCCTGCATTGGCTGAGGCTTGGTCAGGTCCTGGTAATACATATTACGGTTCAGCTAGAGCTAATGCAGTTCAGAAGAGTTACACTGACTTGACTGATACTCTTGCTGCCAAACGTGCTGAGTTACAGCATGAAGCTATGTATGCTCCTCTTACGGCTGGGCCTGTAGCTGCGGGATTAGCTACTACTGGACAGGCATTAGAAGCCGCTCCTAGACTGGTGCAACAGTATGACCTTACAGCTAAGTATAACGAGTGGGTACGTGGTAATAATGAATATAAGTCATATCTAGATACAGCTCTTAACTTTCTAGGAGTAAGCTCTGTATCTGCACAGTATCAGGAGGCTCCTCCGAATCCTTGGGCGTATGCCCTACAGGCTGCTGGTGGTCTAGCTAGTTCTTATGGAATGTCTGGTGCTGGAGGTGGTGGTACATCCACTCAATTCACAGGAGGCTTTGACCCATCCATGCTTCCTTCGGCAGGCTCAGCAGGTTATGGAGCCATTGCTAATAGCATGCCTGGTGCCATGAACGTACCATCTAACTTTAACTTCAGCAGCACGATGGCACCAGCAGCCCAGTCAGGATGGATGACAGAATGGGACAAATACCTGCAGAGCCAGAAGAATGCTCTCAACTTTGGGAGGGGCTACTAATGCCTATACAAGTACTACAGAGAGAAGCACCAAACAATGACTTCAATGCCTATGCTGATAGAATGCAGAAGCAGCAGGCACAAGAGCAGGACTATACATATAAGATAGGTATGCTTAAGTATTACCAAGATAATGCTAAGATGCAATCTAAGGCTACTGACTCTGAGATAGATAAGCGTCTATGGGACACTAAAGCTGAGCAGGCTAAGTTATTTACTGGCCTCTTAGAGAAAGCTGCTGACCTCTTCACAGACCCTGACCAGAGGATGAAGTATGTTACTACTATGGTAGGGCAGGCTTATGGTCCTAAGATGCAAGAGTTGTTGAGTGACCCAGAGTTCAAGAAGATGACTACATCTATGGCTGCTCCTGCTGAGTCTGTGCAACAGAGAGGTGCAGGTGCTAAGTCTATAGCAGAAGCTAAAGTACTTAGTAATATTCCTGGTATGGGAGGTGGTCTACAAGCTCCTGAAGCTCCACAGACTCCACAAGACATGAATGCCCCACGTGCAAGTGCTGTAGGTGGAAATGCCCCAGTACTTACTGGTGCTAATATAGGTGGCCTAAGTCTAGGATTTCCTGAGGGTGCTGCTACTATGGCTGGAGCTGAGACTAGAGCTAGAGAATCTGCAAAGCCCTATAATCTAGAGGAAGGCAAAGTAGTAGCGTCCAGAGGTACTGTTGGTAACGCTATTACTGAGTTAGGTAAGCTTGTAGATAAAGGTGCCACAGATGGCTTCATGCGTCAGTCAGCTGTAGATATAGGAAATCCTCTACTCACTTCTCAAATGAGTTCTGATACTAGAGATGCTCTCAACTACATGAACCATCTCAAGAACTTGATTCCCTTCGCTCGTGGTGGTAAGCAGTTAACTCCATTTGAGGCTAAGCTGGTCTTCCGTCTCGTGAATACACAGGGCAAGACACGAACACAGATTAAGAGAGACCTCAATGTGTATAAGAGAGAGTTCGATACTATGGTGAAGCTTATATCTACCGCTCGTGGAGATATCAACCTCGATGACCTTAGTATGACCTTTGGCGGTGGGAAGTCATATGAGGAATTAGTAGGAAATAAGGGTGGTACAGCTGCACCAAGTGGAAACAGTGACCCCTTGGAATTATTCGGAGGTAGATGATGCCTATCTCAGCATTACAGGTATTCAGAGATAAGTACCCACAATATGATAATAAGTCAGACGAGGACTTAGCTACAGCTCTAGCTACTAAATATCCTGATGCCTACGGTATGTTGCCTAAGACTGTAGCAAGTGAGAAAGTCATCTCTGGCTACAACCCCATGACACAGGAATCTGCTAAGATGGCAGAAGAGAGACCTAATGCCTGGGAAGCTGTGGCTAATGAGGCCCTATACAATCCAGCGAAGAATGCCAACCTTAATGTCCTAGGCAAGACAAGACACTGGGCAGCAAAGACCCCAGCAATGATGCTAAAGTTACTTGGTGCTGGATACCAGAGTATCGAGGGTGGAGTGACTGCTCCAGGTGTTACTATGCAGAGACATGGAATAGATGTTGACCCTATATGGGGTCCTGTTAGGACATTGAAGAATGTTCTCTCAGGGAAACTCACTCCAGAGTCAGCACGTACTCTGCTACCAGATATGGCTAAGACTACTGCTAAGAGTATCACAGGGGAGACTCCTACAGAGATAGGTGACATAACTAGAGGTATGGGAGTCCCTGAACCATTATCACAGTTAGCTGGTCTTGCTGGTACGACTATGCTTCCTGGTTATGGAGCAGTCAAACCAGGACTAGCTGCTATACGTAAGGGTGCTACTAAGCTAGTAGGTAGTAGTGCAGATGCTACTGTCAAAGCTGCTGCTAGAGCTCACATCGCTGTCATGCTTAGAGGCAGTCCTGACTGGGGTAGATACGCTGTCAAGAATAGATTTGGGTTTATCAAGCCAGGACAGAGTGTCGATGATATAGCAGGACAGTTGAACAAAGAGGTAAGCAATGTCAGGGCATTGGTAGAGTCTCAGTTTAAGAAGCTAGGTGATGATGTAGGTAAGTTAGATAGCAAGTATGCCAAGACTGCAATAAAGATAGATGCTAAGAAGTCACCTACAAGGACACTCCTTAAAGACCTCGTAGACCATGGTGGCATAAGTAGAGATGCTAAAGGTAATATTGCATTCAATACTCCTATAGACGAGGAAATCTATAATGCTATTGGACAGATTGAGGCTGACCTAGCTCAATATGGTGGTAATGTTCCTCTCAGGACTATCTCTGGTTGGAAGGATAAACTCTCTCAGATATACAAAGAGACCAATCATGGTGGGGTACGCAAAGCTATAAATGCCATAGATGAACAGGTCAAGCTAACAGCTCCTAAGGATTGGCTTAAGGCTAATGCCAAGTATAGTGAGCTCATGGACATAAGAGGTGGTAAGCCTCTAGAGGGAGACCTCTCACTTGACAAACTTCTCACTACATCTATGTCAGGTGTCTCACCAGCTGAGAGAGCTACATTACTTAAGACTAATGGACCTGCCATAGATGCACTCAAGAGATTTGAGGCTACTATACCTGGCAGTAAGAAGTTCGTCAAGAGATTACAGGATGCTATAGCTAATAATGAGGCTAAGGAATGGTGGCCTACTAAGACCACATCTATCCTTGGTGCTGGTACTGTCGGTGGAGCTGTCATAGGTAATCCTATGATGGCTGCAGGATTTGGTGGTGCTACACTTGCTACATCTCCTAGAGCCACATCTTTACTTTATCAGCGTCTATTGTCACGTAAGACCACTCCTGCTGCTAAGGCTATAAGGGATGGTGTCATGTCAGGTCTCGTAGACCCAAGTATATTGAAAGCTTCTCAAGGAATGGCCATAGGAGGCCAAGGGGAAAGTTATAACCCACAGTACTAAGCGAAAGGAGTAAGCGATGAAACTATGTATCTTCACGGCTACAGGATTTGGCTGTGGCATAGCAGCACATATGTCAAAGGAAGGCCACTCAGTCACAGTAAGCACAGGATGGACTGAGGGTGCTCTCATACCTGATATAAGCATCATTGACTCATCTATATTTACTAGACTAGCTGATATGCTCAGGGCTAGAGGCAGCAGGGTCCTAGGTCCCTCCCAGTGGAGTGCTATACTCTCTACTGATACTAACTATAAAGATAATATCATATCTGCTATAGGATATAAGCCAGCCACAGAGACTACACATGGCGTACCAGTAATAGTCTCTTGTTGGTTCAATGGCAATAAGTTTATCAGTAAGAGTCTGGTGTTCAACTACACTAAGATGATGTCTGGTGATGTCGGTACTGATATCGACAGCTCAGGCTACCTTGCATACTTTAATGTAGATAAGTCCAAGCTGGTCAAAGAGATACTGGAGCCCCTGGAGAGGTTCCTGCGTAAGGCAGGACATAAGGGATGTTTCAGCGTGGAGTGTATAGTAGATAAAGAGGTATACGTGAGAGATATCTCTGCTGACCTGACTAGGCCATATACTACTGCTATATATGAGAATAGCAAGATATCCAAGTCTGATATCCTGCTCAGCATATTCAATGAATCTAGCACAGAGCTTAGGCCTCTTGACCCATGGGTGGCAGGAGTAATGTTATCTGTGTATCCATATCCCCACGCCAAGCCAGAAATGATATTCCCCGTTGATGGGCTCAACCCACTCAATATCAAGCACAGCTGGCTTATGGATGTAGTGAGTAGTGGAGAGAGCTACCAGACTGGAGAGTTATCAGGGAACATAGGATACATCACTGCCAGGGGAGTATCACCACAAGAGGCTTGCAGGAGAGCCTACCGTACCATAGAGAACATCAAGGCTAGAGACCTACAATACAGAATAGATATCGGCAAGAATGTCAATGAGAAGTTTTACAAGTTGCAGGCCTTGGGTTGGACATCTTAAAACCTGCCCCCTTGGGTATCACTCTCTTCCTATGTATCTGGCATAGACTAGAGGGATTGTAGCCGCTAAGGATAGTGATACAGTCCTTCCTTGCACATACCCTCTCTGTAGTTATCCTATGTACAGGGGTACCTCCCAGCTCTGCTATGACAATGGGTCTATGATGTCTCATTCTGCTATCTTCCTATGTTGAGCCAGTGGCATATTTATTTTCTCTCACCTCTTGACTTCTGTGAGTTATGTGGTATACTATGTAATAAGAGGAGGGTTATAGGGGGGAGCAAACTCATCTTTCTGCAACCAAATAGGAACATCTCCCCATATATCAGTATTGATTATAACTTCATACTCCCCAGACTTAGCTCTGACTCCTGTTAGAGTACCAGTGGTACCTTCCCAAAATCCTTTTATGATAGCCACCCTCATTTTACTCTCTCCTCCCCTCTTCTGCCTTTACTACATCTACATCAGGTACTATCGTATCCACATAGAACCCATGATGCACAGGTATCACCCTCTTCTTATGCACATGACACTTACTATGCATCCTCAGTATTCTGCAGTACGTCCTGTACGATAGCAGCATCTTCCCAGGGCTGCTTGGCATATTTCTTATAGGGGCATGGCGTCCCTCTCTTTACCTTGCATGGCACATTTATCATCTGCCCCTTGCCGTTGTGGTAGTCCTTATATCTCTTCTTGTAGTAGCCGATGCAGTCTTCACATTCATAGGTCTTGGTAGATAATACACAGGGGTCCTTGGCATATACACCTAAGGCTCTCTGTATCTTTTCTTCTCTCTTATAGAGTATCTCATCTAACTTAGCATACCTAGCATGCTCCTGTGTACCTGGGTGGGAACTCAAGAGTCTCTCGAAGTTAGTGTTGTATTGCAATCTTATTTTACTGAGGTCCTCTTGGGTGTAGGTCATGCTACCTTCTTCATATCATTCCAGTTCCCACCTACACTGATATCACATGGTATAGTGAGAGTCCTATGATTGATAGTGACAGGTCTTGTCATACATCTTGTTACTATCTCTATAGTCTTAACTATATCATCTATAGGGGTTTGCAGCAATATGGCATCGTGAATCTGCAGCAGGATGTTAGTCTCAGTGTTACGGAATATCCCATACATCTCTCTCAAGGCATCATTGACTATATCTACTACAGTACTTTGAGGCACGTAAGCAATCCCCTCCCTTGTCAACTGCTCACTCCACCTATTGAAGAATGTCCTCTTCCTGCCTAGGGGGGTAGTCATACTGCGTGACTTGCGTAACTGGCTCTCTACTTGCATATGCCACATCTTGATACGAGGATAGTTAGCATAGTACTGGTTGAGCACCCTCTTGGACTCAGCTACACTTAGGCCCGATTCCTTAGCAAATGTAACAGGTCCGATTTTGTAGTTAGATGCATGAGTAATTCGTTTAGCGAGTTCTCTCTGCTCTTCTGTGACTTCCCCCTCAGGTTTACCAAAGATATTTGCAGCGTTACGTCTGTGAATATCTCCACCGTTCTCGAAGAGCTTGATGAGCCTCTCGTCCTGGGCAAGATAGGCAACAACTCTGGCTTCTGCTTGTGATAAGTCAGCATTAACAAACACCTTTCCTGTATCAGGTATAAACATCCTACGGCAGATTCCTTTCGGGACGTTCTGCAAATTGCCGCCAGTGCCGTACACAGTTTCACTAGAGCTAAGCCTACCTGTCTCGGTGCCAGCGATGTTGAATGTAGTTCTCGCACGATGTGAGCCATCCTCTTCTTTGTCATAGGTCTTCTCCAGATATGTGGATACCAATTTCATACGCTCTCTTATATCTATTACTATCTTGAGTGACTCATTAGAAGTGAGCGAATATAGGGCCATAAGAGATTCCTCATCCGCTGAGGGAGTCTTGGTGAGACCTTCGCCACTTTTCCTCTTCTGATACTGAACAGGTAACTTGAGCTCCTCGTAGAGCCACTTCTGCATCTGCTTGGGAGAGTTGATATTAATATCATGCCCAACCCTATCTTGTAGGGTCTTGGAGAGCTCCTCGACTTCCCACTTGAGCAACTTGATTGCTTCCTTCCTAAGCTTGTCATCTAACAGTACTCCCTTCTCATTCATAGCCATGATGGGTTCAATGAGAGAATGCATGTGTTCATAGTAGAACTTGTCGACTCCAGCTTCCACCATCTCAGCATATATCTTCTCTGCACACTCATATGTAGCCAGAGCATCTAGGGCATTATACCGAAAGAACTCAGTCATGTCATCTGACTTAATCATATACTTATAGTATGGTATATCAGTATAGAGAGATGTCATCAGAGCGAGATTCTTGGGTAACTCAGGGTAGAGAGCATGGAAGGCTATCATAGTATCTAGCCATAGTCCCTTGACTCTTATGTTATACTTATCTCTCAGTATAGTCATATCATACTGTGCATTCTGGGCTATCTTAGGTATACTGGGGTCCTCTAGAATATACTTGAGTTTAGACCATATCTCTAATTCCTGCTCGGAAGACCATAGTGAACCAGACGCTCCAAACCAGAAGGGGATGGATATTGCTGTCTGGAAAGATATTGCTAAAGCTATACAGTTAATCTGGCCAGTCTCTGTCTCAATATCAAAGGATATCTTATTCTTGTTCTTACTGATTCCATCAAGAGCAGTTATCACCATCTCATAAGATGGCATGACTACAATGTTACGCTCTTCTCTCCTGATGGCAGGATACTCAGCCTCCTTCTTGACCTTAGCTATATCACATACTGTGATAGGCCTCCACTTCCAGTCACGTGCGATAGCAGCAGGATGCATGATAGGGATGCACTTACCATACTTAGACTCGAGAACACTACCTCTATACTTAGTGATATCTTTCTTATCTAGTATATAGTGTAGAGGTATAGCTCCTGCTAGTACGATGATATTGGGTCTGACTCTAGTTATCTCTTCTCTTACTTCCTCTAGAGCCTGTGCAAGGTATCCTACATCAAAGGCAGAGAAGTCATTATCCTTGGGTCGATGTTTGGCAATATTAGTGATATATATACTAGCTCTATCTATACCTACTTCTGCTAGTATACCATCTAGCACTTGGCCAGCTAAGCCAACGAAAGGAATACCTAACTTATCCTCATGCTCACCAGGGGCTTCACCTATAAACATAATCTTAGCTGGTACTGGACCTATGCCCTCTACCCTTCTCTCGCTCCAGTTCATTTATTCTCCTGTATAAATCACATAATACAATTGTTATATTATGTAGTATATCTATATGCTCTTGGCTAGATATGTATATCTTTCCTATTAAATCTTTATGCTCTTTGTAATGTTCTATCTCACTCCAGGCATCAAGTGGGTCTACTGTCCCTACTCTTTTCTTACTCCAGGGATTCACTATTGACTCTCCTCCCAATTAGATACAGAGCCTTAGGTGCGTTACAGGCTGGACAGTCAACAGATATGTTACCATCTATATTCTGTAAGTCTATACTCTCTCCTATGAGCTCAATACCAGGGTCAGTAGGAGTGAATGCTGCAGCGAAGTCATCATATGCCATACCCTCAGTGACATCCTTGTTAGTAATATATACCACCTTCCTGCATGCATCACATATAGCTGCAGTATTCTTAGGTATTATCACTTTACCCTTAGATGGCTCATTCCTGGGTGGCACGGGGTCTCCTGTCATTGGAGGCGGTGGGTCAAACTGTGGGTCATATGCCACTGACTTCTTGGTGGGTGGCTTGACTGTCTTGACTGGAGTCTTCTTTGCTACTGTCTTATGAGGTCTCTCACTAATACTAGGCTTACGTACAGGAGTCTCCGTTGGTGCTGTAGCTATCCTGATACTTATTCTAGCCTTAACAAGAGCTAGCAACATTATCAACTCTGCCTTGGTGAGATTCTGTGCCAGGAGGGACTCTTCATATGCCATCGCTATGTTGTTTAACTCGCTACTGTCCATTCGCATATCTCCTTAGTGGGACTGAGGGGAGAGTTTACCGCAGCCCTCCCCTGTAGACGCCCCAGTTAACTACTTCGCTAAGATGTACCTGCTGACCTTGTTGCGTAACTCACCTTCGTATGCCTCAGTCTTAACTGCTACATCTAGCTCTTTACCTACTAGCTCGACGAGGGGGTCATAGTCTCCCCAGGGCAGACCAGCAGCCTCAGTTAACTGCCTGAACTTCCACTGTTTGTCCTCGGCTAACATGATATAGTCGAAGAGAGAACCAGGAAGACCTGTAAGAGCTGCACCATCTAGGCCTACCATCTCTGCCGCAGGAGTGATATGCTCAAGAGTTATCTTGAGGTCATTCTTCCCAGGATTTCTATCCTCAACTGTCTTGATACGCATCCTGTACGTACCAGGCTTGACCGTCTCAAATGTCTTGACTTCGGCATTTGGGTTTGCTCTTACTAACATCTGCTACCCTCCTCATTTGTCTATGCCAGAGTATCTCTACTTGACAATCGACTGTTTGGCCCAGGCATCCTCTATCTTCTTAGACAAGATAGCAAAGTCCTGGACATCTACAGCAGACACCGCATCTGCTATCTTACTAGGCAGTCTAATCTTAGCCTTCTGCCTGCGCTCACCTACCGTGATGAGCTTGTACATCTTGTCACCGTCTGGCTTCTTATCGACTGTCATATAGAAGACAGCATCGAACCAGGCACCAACCTCGTTCTTCATGCTGCCTTCCAGGTTAGGCAGGAAGAATATCTCACCAGTCAAATCATCTTTGTCTACGTTGATAAGAGCGGTACATACTACATAGTTAGCTATCACTATACTCTTACTTATGATATCTCGCAGCTTAGACTTGACTAGCCCCCACACCGCATACCCACCTGGCTTATCAATGTTAGCATTGACATACTGCAGGTGGTCATATAGCATAGTAGATAAGAAAGAGATATTATCTAGAGCTATAGTCTGGTATGGCTCTTCACGACCATCTGGCCACTTGTACTTCTCTCCTGCCTTAAGAGCGTCGAACTTCTTGACGAACTCCGCATATGCCTTAGGACGATATCTGTCCTCATCCATACACAGGCCTATCTTGATGCCTTCCTCACCAGCTAGAGTAAGATATCCCTTGTCGAAGCTGAAGCAATAGATAGGCTTAGGCATTGTCTTGATGAAGTTAGTCTTGCCTGTACCCTCCGCTCCTATCAGGAGTATCTTACGTAACTCTGGCTTGATACCTGCTAAATCAAATTCGAGCATGGTTAGTTTATCTCCTCTTCTGTTCTCACTATCACTACTACATCTCTAGCTCTAGCTAGATACAGTGGTCTACCGTCATGTATCACCTTACCTATGGCGAATCCCGCCACAAGTATCTTGTCCTTTGCCATGACCTTGGGCTCTATCCATTGGTTAGCATCCCAGTGTCCTGGGCCTACTCTCTTGACTACGAACACTCTTGACTCATCCTTCTCTGGGTCATCTGCCCCATCAGGTAATAGCAGGTTAGATACTTTTTTCCCTTCTGGTTCAATTACCATCCAGTCTGACATTGGCCAATACGTCGTTGCCATCTTCCCTCCTTTGTTTATTGTGTGTATATCATATATACTCTAGACGTAGTCGGTATCTACAAGACAAGTATCAGTTGATAAGAGGCCTCAATCAACAACCATTTGTGTTAGTGCCTCCTAACTACAATAACAACATGGCCTTCAGCCGACAACAAAAGAGTAGATACCGACTAACTCTACCCTATCCCCCTTCTACGAAAGTGGAGAGAGAAGAGCCTTTACGTCTATATCGTCTATATTCGTCCTAGCGTTAGACTCCTTGATATTAGAGTCTATCTCCAGTATAGCGTTCTCTAGCTCGACTATCTTCTTATCGAGCTGTTTGACGTCATACTGGGGCTCTACGACCTTCTCTTTGTCTCCAGGATACCACTCCTTAGTGGACACCTGAGACCTTAGAGACGTTAACTCGCAACGCCTTGAGTTAAGAGCCTTAAGGATTACCATTGCCTTGTTTATCGTCATCTTTTACCCTCCTAAATTGATTTTTAATAATTGTATCGCCAACAAGCAGAGAAAACATATAATCGCCCCAACCCATAACCATGTCAAATAATGCTTCATTTTCCCTTCTCCTCTCCTATTTGTAATGACGTGGGAGACGCTTCTCATAGGTACGCCCCAGGAGAAACATCCCATAGAACTTGGATTTATCGTCGAGAGTCTCATCTACTATGATACGCTGTATCATCTTACTTACCCTGCTCTCGCCAGGTGCAGCAGCATATATACTTATCATATTATGTACATACTCTAACATAGTATTATCCATACCTAGAGCATCAGGTAGGGAGTTAGCTACATGGTCGAACTTCATGTTATTGACCCCTTTTATTTTTGCCAAGGTTCCATTGGTTCTCTCATTTCCATGCTACCTGAGGCCTCAACTGATTTAGGGCACAAGCCAGAGAGCAGGTATAGGAAAGCATTATAAGGAATGGCGTTAATTGTCAACTTGCCTTCCTTTATTTCTGCTATCTTACCTAACCTACTTTCTTCAACTGCTTGGTATACATCATTTATTAGATGGCTTATTTCACCCTTACTTATCATTATCATGCATCCTCCTTTACATGTTTCGCAGGGTCCCAGTAATCTGTCTTGTACTCCTGCTCAATGATAGCCTCACGAATATCTGGAGCCTCCTTACATATCTTACGATACTCACATTGTACATAGTCACAGCAGCTCTCAGTGTTACGATACCATCTATCTCTACTGTAACACTCTCTTATATCTGCTACTATATCATTGACATCTTGTACATACTCTACTAACTCCTCAGGTGTGCGAGATGCTATGTCTCTAGCTAAGGGAGTAAGTTTAGACAACTGAGCAGGCACACACAATCCCTTAGCAGTCAGGAGAGCATCCAGCAGAACACTATCACATGTAGGATACCCCAGTCTTCTAGCAGCAAGTATGTATCCATCGAACTGCATGTTAGGCTTAATCTTATAGAAGAACTCATGCCCTAACCTACTCGTTGTCTTATGGTCTAGACACATGATAGCAGTATCCCATTCTATTATCTTATCTATCCTGCCAATGAGAGACCAGTCTCCCATGGGTATATCGAATATCTTTTCTATCTTCAGCACCTTGAATGGCTCGTATGCATACTTCTCGAAGTAGAGAGATAGTGACTTGAGACCCACTGCAAATGTCCTCTTCTCATCTTCTGGATTCTCTACGAAGTTATCAGTGAATGTCTTCTTAGAGAGTTCAGCATCGTGACTATCATACCACTCATCTAGAGCCAGATGTATACACCTGCCAAACTCAGCAGCAGTAGGTGGCTGGAGACCTACGAGACCACGTATTATCCTAAGCTGATACTTACGTCTGCATGTCAGGAATGTGGATAACATGGTATAATCATACTTATCTAGAGCTAACTGAGGTACTATAGGCAAGTCAGCCTCAGGTACTAGATGACCATCTTTATCATATAACTCTTTTGGCTCGTCCATAGACTTTCCTTGACTCCTTCTTCTTCTTACTAGGGATACGTCTTGCTCTCAGCTTAGCGAGAGACTGCTTGTCTACCATCTGCCAATCTTATCTTCAGTTGACTTCTCCATCAGGAACTTGATTACTCCCTGACTAGGCAATGGCTTCTTGACATTATCTAACATCTCTCGTATGTTGTTGCGAGTCACTATGTTAGAGATATGTAGGAGATATATTAGATACAATACTGTGTTAGTGTCGAACTTGAAGTCATCTATCTTATCCTCTATCTTAGCTATAGGTCTACCACATTGGCACTGCGGAAAGCTAGCCTGTACAGATATTCCATCTTTCATACCAGGAACGACCACCGAAGAACCAACCAATGCTTTTGGTTCCTTGCATGTACACCACATTGATTCTGCCATCGTCTCTCCTCTCATTGTATTATTGTATTGTGTATATATGCCACTGTGGCTAATATCTCTAGTATCGCACAGAGTGTGCCAGGTTTAGCTATCATACCTGGCTGGGTGGACTCAGGACTACACAGGGGGTAAGCCGAAATAGTCCTGTGATAGCCCCCATGAGTGTGGAAGCACTCTTTCATATTATGATATCTCTCATTTTGTGCTCAAATGGGGGTAAGCCCACACCTAGGTAGCCACTTAACCTATATGATGCTACAGCCTCATGTGGGAGGCCCTGTAGAAGAAATACTGGGCTTGTAGATGGCATCTTTGTCATTTCCCCCTAAATTGGCTATACGGGTAAAGAGAGCAAGAAAATATATCACATTCATCACTCTCCCCCATACCATTACAATCATAACATTTAGCTGTGATAGCTTGTCTCTGGGTTAGTCTTCCACCTTCTAGATATCTAAGTAGATGCATCTGTCCTCTTCTCTTCTTTCCAGTTTTGGCACTATTAAATATTCTCTCATCCATCTTTGGGTCCATCATATTTACTCTCCTTTTGTATTAGACCTCTATCCAATAGGCACATCTCAACCTCTTCTGGCGTAATATCTTCCATCTTCTCTCTCTGTATCCATGTACCCTTCTCATATGGAGGCATCTCCCTGCACGGCGTAGGCCCAAAGAGACCTATGACATGCTTTCCCATAGCCATACCTAGATGCAGACCTAGACTATCATTGGAGATAACAGTATGACACGATGACAACCACTCCATATAGTCATAGAGCCCAGTCTCCTTTGGTTGGAAGCAGGTAGTTTGGTGATACTTCATGGTAAGTATGTGCTCCAGGTCATCCCAGCAATTGTTAGACCATTGCTTACCCTGGAACTTCCTGCCAGCCCTGTAGTTGAGTCCTACATCATGCTTCTCATAGCTGGGTACATATGAGCCCAGCATATATAGCTCTCCATTCCATCTCTGACCTACCATCTCATATAGCAACTCTAGCCAATGCTTGTTATTAGCTTTCTTCCTCTCAGCATCACTAGCTATATACAGTGCTTCAGCAGAATGTAGGTAAGCCTCTGTGCCACCTGACTTTGCGTCAAATCTGAAACCATATCTCTGCCATGCCTTGACCTGGTCAGCTAGCGCACATATACCAGGGACCTTCTCCAGGTTGATAACTATATCGAACTCTTCTTCCTGGATGCGTAATATGTTAGTTATGTTGTATGGGATTACTTCTACATTAGGTATGCCAAATAGAAGTGGTATTGCCAGGGAGTCAGTTAGCCACGTAACTCTATCATTCCTATAGAGATGCAACAATGCTGTACTACGCAGCACATCTCCAAGGCTAACTTCATCGGTTATTTCTGGGGTGAGGGTTTCGGAATATCCAAGCTTGATGATGAGGACCTTACGATTCGCATTTGTCATATTTGTTCCTTTCAGGCATCTCGCCTCGTCGATAACGCAAGTATACCACATTTTTGGCATTTGTCAAGGGGTGCATGAAAATAAAGTTTCCTTCCTTATGGCGGTAGGATACGCCAAAGCCCCTAAAACTTCGGAGCACTTTCCAGGACTTATTTAAGGAGATTTAAGAAGTATGCTACCTAAATTAGGGTAGTGCAGGGAAGACCTGTGCAATGTGTACTGTGTTTCGTATATATATATATAGAGGTGTGCACTGCACAGCTCTTTTTGGGGCATTTATGAGCCCCTCATTTGATATAAGTGCTTGTTACGATTGGTACTTACAACTTTTACCATTTCAGAAATAGAGCTGTGCATTACGATTTTTCGAACTGTTCGAGTGCACAGCTTGGTTCCGTCACAAATGTCATTGAAAAAGAAGGGCTTCTTCATCATGCCCTGAGCTTTGATAAAGTTCCTAACCCTTTCAACTGCAGGTAGTTCTGACTCTGGTATACTACAAAGGCCTATCTCATGGTCGTAATGCAGGATTACTGTGCTAGGTAGAATGCCATAGTTATCCTTCTTCACATGCAAGGTAGTACCTTCCTTGGTAGTCACCAACTGGTACTGCCCTGTGACGTGGGCAGTTAGCCATCTAGAGCCATAGGAGGGGTCATGTCTCTGTACCTCAATGCCATCTCTGTTGAGCTGTGCTCTTACTGTATGATGGTTATACCATAGAGTAGCGCCAGTAGCTTTCTGTATAGCACTCATAGCATGTGTAAATGCTGATGCTGGAATATCTTGTGACAATCCACCTGATATCATAGCATATATAGGGTCTAGAAATATGACATCTGCATCAGGGCAATCTCTCTTCAAGCAATCTATTACGATAGTTACATGGCTAGGATTGAGCATGTCTAGCTTCTGGAACTCGTCTGTCACGAATAGATTCTCCTTAACTATTGGATATACTGCACTTAGGAGTTCAACACGTTCCATCCACTCAATTAAGGGACGCTCTGTTTGGGCATATACTATCTTCATGGGCCGTACTACTTTGAACACTCCGAAGACAGGTAGGCCTGCTGCTAACTCTACTGCTACCTGAGTAGAAATAGTGGACTTTCCTACGCCAGGGTCAGCACACATCATATTTATGGTTTGCTCATATAGAAATCCCTCAGCAATAGGCTTACGAGACTCCTTAGAGGCTGCCATAGCTAGGGTTATAGCCTCTCCAGTTATAAGTGGTGCTATATCTGCTTTAGATATCACTCTTTCTCCATTATCCTTTTATAGGTTAGATTAGGACAGATGAGGCATCCTTTCTTAATGCTCTTATGAGAGATTACATTCATTGATGATGGCTCTTATGTTTGTGCGACGGATGTGGCAGGTATGACATGATGCAGTACGATGCTCGTTTCTTGGAGAAACGCAAGGTGAGACATGGCATTCTCTCGTCGGGCATGACAATGCTCCTTGGTGAAAGTATACCACAGAGTTGCTAAAAGTCAAGCATATATTATGCTATTTATCGTCGTGGGCGTGTGTGTGCGGGGTTTTTATGACGGGCGTGAAACTATCTCCACTTTATTACAAGTTCTGCTGGAGGTGTCGTTTCTTCTTCGCTTTTATCAATACCCATTTTTGTTTCTTAGTATCAAAAATTTTCATGTCCCCATTTTTACAAACTTTACAAGCAGTAGCGGTCATTCCCTACCTCCTAATGTTAGCCAGCGTCTAATTCCTGTTTTTTTGTCCCAAAGAAAAGTGTTAAACATATCCCCAAAATAACAATCACTATTTCACAAGGATAAAGATATTTTGTCCAACTAAACTCTACTAGAATAAATCTATAACAGATACAATCTTTACTTAAATACAAACCAAATCTTTTTGTCCTAATTATCTTCATTCCGATTTCCTAATGTTAGCCAGAGTTTCGTCTATGGCTTCATTCCTTCCGAATTTAAGGTGTTCCTTCTTCGGAACCTTCTCCTCTGCCCATTTCTTTATGGTGAGGATGGCGGTGTCTACCACTTCTTTTCTATCACAATAAACGCTTGTATGCCAAGAATCAGCACCTCTTAAATAACAATTATCTACTATCTCCTTCAGTGTGGTGGGTATATCTTTTTCTTTCATCTCATCTCTCCTATGTTAGTGGTGGGCATATTATTGGCTTCTCCTATTCCATAATTTTATAAGTTTCTTTGTGCTTGGCCCCGCAACGTAATTTTCACAGATAGTTCCTCCGCAATTATTACAAACAGGAGCCTTGAATTTTCTTCCTCTATCTTCCAGGGGCCATAAATCAATATTCTTTTCCCCACAGAACGGACAAGGCTTTAATTTTTCTTTCATCTCACCCTTTCTTGCCCGTAGGCAGTTGTTTTCTAATATGGTGCAAATATTTTATTATTTCATCGTGTCTCCTTTGTAAGTCCTCCAATACCTCAAAAACGCCTTCTAATGTTCCTCCACTAATATAATTATTTTCTCCAATGAAATAGGGTGGAGTAGCTCTTTCTGGTATAATATACTTTCCACATCCACATTGATAAGCTGGATTCCCAAATTTGTTAATTTCCCTAAAATTGCAAACATGCTTTGATACCTTCTTCTTCCCTGCCATTAGGACTCCTTGTATTCTGCACAAGACTTCATAAAATCAATTATGCCTAATCCTCTATTATTAGAAATTCGAGGATAAAAAGTTTTGTCATCTATTGTTGTTGGGGGAAATCTATGACAACGGTTATTTACCCCAAACTCACATTTCTCACACGTCTTATCTCTCCAGTTCCCTGCCATTATTTCTCCTTCTCGGCAAAAGTGCTATAACCCAAAAGGGTAAGCCATAAATAATAAAGAAGATTGATTTGGGTTTTTTCTTTTGCGACACCCATTAGACAATCAATTTTAGAACCACTCTTAACAAAATATCTCATTATTTCTCCTTAGGTGTGGGGAGATTTCCTGTACCTTGACATTTGGGACATTTGTAAAACTCTTCATATCCACATTCACTACCGCAAATAGGGCATACCTTTTCAGGGGCGGGGATATGAGCGGGGAGAGCGTGGGCTATCTTATCTTTATCCACTCCTGTTATAAAGGCATTGCAAACAGAACAACTTATTTTAAGACCATCAATAATCTTGTATATCTCCTTCCTAAAACATTCCCCGCATAAACCTGTATCGCTATGTTTGCATTGTGCTTTCATAATATACTCTATGTATTCCTCGCACCGTTCACATTCTCCCAGCTTGACTTCTTTTTGTTTAGCGTTGCACCAGTTGTTATAGCAGTGATATTTACAAGAGCCTTTCATCTTTCTTCTCCTCCTTTAGTCTACTTACTATATTATACCATAAGAATACAGAGATATACACAATATACTCTATACTCTCTAGTATACTATGTATATCTCTTTACTCTTACCTATTACTACCACCCATCCTCTTCAGTGTCTTCCTCCCTATGCGACATCACCATAAGTATGACAATAAAGATTATCCACAACCATGTCCAGATACTCTTCATTGTAGCACCTCATATGTCAAATAGGGTTAGACCATACATAGAGGACATCTTCTTGGATACCATACCTGATATCCTCCTTGAAGTCCATCTTCCGAGCGGTAGACCTTATGCCAACTTTGATTGCAGCAAGGTTGGCTTCTGATAAGCCCTTTAGTGGTATCAAGACACACTTGGTTGTCCCTCGTATCTCTTTCAAGTGTTCTATCGTTGATATCCACTTACCAGAACCTGCTCTTGATGATAACTCGATATGTTCTGGTCTCTCTCCTACTGTGACACCAGCAGGTAGATTAGGCAATGACTTATCTTTCTGTCTCTTCACTTTCTACATCACCTCCTTCTGTTGTTCCTCTTGCTTCTCGTAGAGCAGATATTGTAGGAGTGCCATCAAATAGGCTTCTTTCTATTGATTCTCTTGCTGTATCTTGTCGAGCCTGTACTAGTGCTTCATACTCTCTTTGTGTCATACTAGGTGGTGTTCCTGTTACAAACATAGTAGGAGCCCAAGAAGGAGACATAGTAGTCCAAAGCATACTTGATGGGTCTATAGCAAGTGTCTGTACTGGCACTTCATCTTCCTCTATACCCCAGTGAACTGCTCCTTTAGTGTCATCTAGAGAGTTAAGCATTTCTTTAGCACGTTTGGTTACTCTAGGTATGAACTCACTAAGGAACTTATCAGGAGCCTCTGGAGGACTTTCATTATCTTCTTTATTGTACGCTGTTATTATAGCCCATACTTCCAGTTCTCTTATTATCTTCATAGATATCTCCTACCATGTTCTATACTTGGTAGTAGTTGACTTCGGTGTATGTGTCCGTAGCCAGTCTACAAACGGGATAGTCTTACTCTTTCTCCTACCACCTCTCGCTTTTGCTAGATATTCCTCATATAGTTTAAGTGCCGCATTTATACCTAGATACGAATATCCATTAAGGTTGATACCTGCTACACGGACATAGAAAGTTAACTCTTTGGGTAGGTCGTCTGGTAATTCCCCTTTTTTAGATAGAAGTCTTAAGTCTTCTAAGCGATATCCATTATGAGTGCCATTAGACCATTGGACAGTATAACCTCCAAATGTGTCATCTATATTAGCTACTACACCGCATACGTTACCTTGTCTACCACCCCATAGAGGGTTAGCACGTTCTGTATCTCCATAGATACCACTCACGTATGCTACTCTATCACCTATCTGTATAGCCCCAGTCGTAGTTGTAGCCATAGGTTATCTCCTTAGTATCTCTATATCTAGTAGTATATTATCACTAGCCTTCTTATGGCATAGTTCTGCTATAATACCATCTATGCCAACAGACACAAATAACATATCATTGCTGGTCTTTAGCAACCTAGTGATACCATTTTCCATCATATGATGTCTCTTACTACCTTTTGCCTTGAACTTACCTGTCCTTGCTATACCTGTGGGGCTTCTATCTTTCTTTATAATACTTATCATAGCAGTAGATATACTAGCAGAATGAACATATGGTAGAGTGTGACACCCTCCAGTAGCATGTAGTTTCTCTACAGTATCTATCACACCATCTCTATCACTCCCTAGTAGAAATGCTTCTGCTCTGTCCTCGTCTTCAACAGAATCACTACTATCTACAAGGGTATCTCTTACCTGTTCTGTAATCCTACACTTCATCTGCCACCTCTACTTTCTCTACTACAGGCATAACATTAGGCACTCTCCGTCTTCTCTTAGCCTTCCTCTCTTCTGGCAAGAGCAGCATCATATTCTCCATATCCAGTATCATCTCTCTCTTATATTCTTTATCAGATAACACCAGTCTTATCTGGTTAGTTATCCAAGAGCCAATAGTAAGTACATTATACATGACTGCTCTCTCTGTACATGGAGTATTGGCGGCTTCCTCATCAGAGCATAGTGTCTTGCTATATCTCCTTTTATCTTCCTGAGACATAGTGTTACACGTATATATCTCCAATTGATTACCACCCATACGTCCATCTACGAATAGTCTCACCTCTGGATTATCCGTTATAGCATTGAATATCTCTCTACGTGTGTCCATACTATCTACAGCAGATACCACCACACCAGTAAGAGGCTCGTGCTTGTTCCACTCTTCGTGTTTAGTTAACTGAACATGTGTAAAGTCATATATCATATCATATAGAGCGTCTACCTTGTATCTATCTACTGCTTCCATAGGATAGAACTGGCTAGGCAGATTATGTTCCTCTACTATGTCATAGTCCCAGATATGTATCTCCGTGAAACCTATCTTTGCCAGTGCTAGTGTGGTAAACGAGCCGATACCACCTGCTCCTATCACACAGATAGGAGTAGCAAATATACTCCCATCTATCAGACCACTCTGCCTAATAAATCTATTCTCCACTTAATACCTCCTCTAGTAGTAATCTGTGTGATAGCACGTCATCTTTAATAGTAGAAATAGGGACACATCTTACAGTTGGACTTGTTATATTAGAACCAGTAGTATCCTCCTTAGCATATTGGCAACCGCTCTTATTACACCTGTGTAGAGGAGTACTCCTAGTATGAGGATGCTTATGAACACAACGCCTATCTGGGGCACCCTCAATAAATATACAAGTCCGTATAGCACTACATATCGTTACACTTTCACTCATCTTGTCTCCCAAGTAACCATTCCACGAATGCTATATCACGCATAGTCTTGATAGGGACACATCTAACATTCTTGCCCCTACAAATATGTGTTCTACATGCTGGTACTTTCATATGAGGCACACTACGAAGGCAGTAGTTATCCCTCTGTGTTTGTTGTTCACAGTTTCTCACATTACTACATACATACTCCTCAGTAGTGTAAGCCATACGTATACTCCTGCCAGTCTATACACATGTTCCTATCTAGACAGTCCTTACAGTTACAGGCATTACAAGCACTGAACTTACTGGCTAACTCCGCCGTAAGTTCCTTTCCATCTTTGTTAGGATACATAGTGTTAAAGTCATTCACAAGAGCAGGGTCTGCCTTAGCATCTTCGGGATTATAGTCGAAGCCTATTAGTTTACCCCGCTTATCTTTGGGAGCTTTCCTCCACGTCTTGAAGTTCATGTCCCACTCTACCTCGTTCCAGTCAGTAATGTCCTTCCACTCTCCTGCGTCTCTATCAAAGTATCTCTCTTTCTTACCATATCCATAAGTACCGTAAGTAGGAAATGTTGGCTTACTGTCTTCATATTCCTTCAATGCCTTGAGATTACGTGCTACTTTATCCTCAACATCTGAAGTAGCATTAGACCATATATAGATGGGAACACCACTTACACTTAACGCTATGGGCTTACGATAGTCTATCCTGCCTAGTATATCCATAGACTTGTTGATAACTAGGGAGACAAACCACTCTCCAGTTAATAGTGTAGTGTAATTGTCCTCATCTGTACCACTATGGAAAGTCCTCATATCAGCATGACTATGCCAATGCAGACGCAAGTCCATAGTGTCTTTACCCTCATTGATGAGCCTATTCATTAGAGTATGTATCTCCTCTTCAGGGATATCTGTAGATGCGGCAGTATTATCTTGCTTAGTAGGCAAGAATATCTCAGAGATATGTAACTCTATCTCTCTTGTATCAGGGTCGCTCTTATACTCTCCTTTGATGATATGCTCTGTCATCTTG